CGACACGCCGTTCGGTCGTATCGACGAGACCGGGCCCGGCGTGACATCCGGCGCGACCAACACCGCGACCGGCATTCGATTTGGAGACGCATAAAATGCCGCTGAAAATTGGAGCACCCGAATTTACCCCCGGTACCGATCAGTTCGGCGGGATGCCGCGCAACGGCGGCGCCATGGAGTTCGCCGGCCAGCTTGCCGAATGGTCGACGGACGCGCTGACACCTCACCTGCGGGGATACCAGCTTGCCGCGCAGAAGTCGAACGCGCAGCACAACCGGCGCGTCAACGAGGCCGCGCGAGTCCTGAGCGATGTCATAAGCGGCAAGCTCGATCCCGTGTTCTGGCGTGAGGCGCTGAGCCCGCGCAATCCGGTGCTTGTCGAGCACATGCGCCAGACCTATCCCGCCTACTACAGTAACCAGGGGCATCAGATGTCCTTGCGTGAAACGATGGCGGTCACCGACTACCAGGCGCTGTACGCCGACGTGCTCGACCGGCTGTACTACTCGAACTTCGCGGCGTGGCCCATCACCAATATGCCGCTGGTCATGGACAAGGATCTGCGCGACTTCCGGCAGGTCAAGCGCTATATGTACGACGGTCTCGTGACGCCGTACACCGGCAGCGATCCTGGCGCACCGCCTCCGCAGCAGGCGATGTTAGGGCCGGCCCCGCAGAACGGAGCGATTCCGCCGACGTCGGCCACCAGCACCGCGGCAGTGACGTACTCGCCGCTGCTGTATCAGTCTTCCGCCAGCATCAACTGGGCGGCGTTCGTTGGCGACGATCTCGGCATCTTCCGCGACGTGCCGAAGCGGCTCGCGATCAAGGGCAACCGCGGTATTGCCAAGTTCATCACCGGGCTGTACGCCGACATCAACGGGCCGAACACTTCGACCCCGAGCGCCAATCCTCTGTTCCAGTCGGGCTACCACAACCAGTTGACCACTGCGAACGGCGCGAGCTCGAGCAATCCGCGGCTGAACATTCAAGGGCTGGTGGATGGCTACAACATCCTCGCCGGCCAGCTCGACGCGACCGGCGATCCCATCATGATCGGCGGCCCGATGTATCTGGTCTATGGCGCCAGCGATTACGGCACCGCGAAAAACCTGGCGAACTCTCTCGACATCATGACCACCGCGCAAGGCGGCGTGCCCGGCACCTCCACCTCGAACCTCATCAACCAGTTGATCCGCGTGAAAAACTGGGCGATGGAAAATCTTACGCTGATCTATGACCCGTACCTGACTTTGGTCGCGACGAACAATCCGCACTCCTGGTTCTTGGTCTGCGATCCGAAGTCACAGGAGCGGCCCGGCGTCGAATGGGGCGCATTGACTGGCTTCAAGGAGCCACAGCTTTTCAGCGAGATCCCGACGACGCAGCGCATGGGCGGCGGCCCCGACCCCACCATGGGCAACTTCTGGAGCAACAACCAGAATCTAAAGATCATGGGCGTGATGGGCGGATCGCCAATTGACGGCAGAAGCTGGGTGGGTTCCAACGGGAGCGGATCGTAGTTCGCCACTGGGGCGGAATGGACCCGGCCCACCGGGGGACGGCAAAGAAGAAGCCGCCGCATCACTCTGAGGAGGGTGGACGGCGGCTTTTGTTTTGAGTAAGCCTAATGTCTTTCACTAATACGCCCAACACGTTTATCTTCGCCGTTCGCTCGCTGATCCCGGACACGAACTCGGCGAGCCCAATTTTCTCCGACGAGGAAATCAATGGCTTCGCGGCGATCAACTCGGCGATCTGGCAAAGCTCGATGTACTACTCGTATCAACAAGGGCGGCAGTCCCTTCCCTTGACACCGCAAAATCCGTTTCGCTGCGCTGCTGTGGCGCTCAACGTTCTGGCCGGCAACGCATCGCGGCTGTCGGCGGTCCTCGGGTTACTCGACGTGAAACTCAACGCGCAGGTGGGGGACCAGCTCCGCAAGCAGGCACAGGCGTGGCTCGACATGGACGATAACTCGGGGGCGTTCGCTATCTACGAGCAGTGCAACACCGTTTGGGCGTTCCGCGACCGCTGGATTGCGCAACTACAGCGGCAGACCGGAGGCTCGTGGTGATGACATGGCAGGTAGTTATCGCTTGTTGCGTCGGGCTTATATCTATCCTAGGAAGCGTCGTCACGGTGACCGCCGTGATTATCCAAATGAAAGCCAATATCACGCGGCTCGAAGGGTCCGACTCAAAGCGGCTCGCCAAAGAAGAGGCTATTGACAAACAGGTAATGGATCTGATTGTCATGCTGAAGGAATTCATGGGCGTGCAGAGCCAGGTCAACGTGAACGTTGCTAATCAGCTGGAAAATCAGAGCAACACGAATGAACGCGTGGCGCAGGTGCTCACCGACGTGGTATCGCGGCTTGCATCGATGGAACATTCGACGGTAGAGGCCGGGCAGATTGTTTCGCTACTCACTGAAGTGCTCAAACAACAGAGGGTGATTACCCAATCATGAACCAGGCTACAATCACTCTCGCGATTTCCGGCGTGATGCCAGCCGCCATCGCAACGGGGCTGTTCGTCTCGCTGTTCACCGCGCAGGAGCCTGTCCCGCTGCAGGACGCGCAGGGCGGAATCGAGTTCGCGTACACCAACGTGGCTGGACTGATCGACATCCCGTGCACCGCGCCGCCAGAGAGTTCGGGCAGTATTGTCGCAACCGAAATGCGCGAGCTGGACGAGATCCGCGGATCCGAAACACACCACGTGCTGCTCGACGCATGGTATCCACTGCTCGATGCGGGATGGCGCGGTGAGAACCCTGACGGTAAGGGCGCCTGGATCGCGCTGATCGATGGGTTTCAGTACCAGATCAGTGGCGTGGAAAGCGACAGCCAGTCTCAAATGACGCGCGTCACTTGCAAGCTGGTGACCTTGTGATAACCGTCAAAGCCACGAACGAGGGATTGGCCGGAAAGGCCACGGCATCTGGCTATGTGATCGATCTCGTCGTGTGCTTCGTCGCGCTGCCTTCCGAGCAGGCGCTCGGGGCCTTCGTTCGGCTCTGGAACCCGCTGAACAATGCGCGATGCATTGCGCAGGTGCTCGACGTCGGGCCGTGGCACACCAACGATAACGACTATGTTTTCGGCGGCGCACGGCCGGCGGCTGAATTGCAATCGAACACGAATGGCAGCGGCATCGACCTCGGCGGGAAGGCGTGGGCACTTCTCGGGATGATCGATAACACGGAAGTCGGATGGGAGTTCGTATCATGAGCTTCACTCCTCTGCAAGTCAAGCTGTTCACCGCCGCCAAAGTCGACACGACGCTGCAAGGGTATCTTCAGCAATCCGAGGTATTCTGCTGGTTCCCAATTCAACTGCCGAAGGGGTTCATTTACCGGAGTTCGTGCGTCGTCACCAGGCAAATCTCGGACGTGCTGCCGTACGTGCAGAGTGGCCCGTTAGCACTTGATGGAGTCATGATGCAGATCGAGTGCCGCGACCTCGATTCGCTGGTTGCGCAGGCACTCGCTAACTATCTCGTGACGGTATGGTTTCCGTCGAATGGATTCGCCACCGGCGGCGCTGCCGCCAATTTCAAGCTCTCGCAACAATCACGCCTCGATTATGAGGTTCAGCCACAACCCGCGTGGGTGGAAATTCTCACCTATCGCATCTTCAACAACGTGAACACTTAGGAGAACACCAATGAGTTCATTAGCACTTCCGGCAATCGCATCTTTCAACAGCCAGTTGTATCTCGGCGGCCCAACGTCGCCTCCCACTTACGTGCTTCAGGCACGTATCGGCAACGTCAAGTTTGGCGGCATCGCGATTGATGTCGTCGACGTATCCAACCAGACCAGTACGGCGCACCGCAAGCTCGCCACGCTGCTGAACCCCGGCGATGTGACGTTCGACCTGTATTACGAGCCGTCCAGCACGCAGGACGAGGGCCTGTTCAATCTGGTCATCGCGGAGCCGCCCGTGCTCCAGCAATGGAAAGTCGTTCTCGCGGCTGGAACCGACAACTGCCAGTTGCTGTTCAACGGCTACTTGAGCAAGTTCCCGATTGACGCGAGCATCGGCAAGGCCCTGATGGCGTCCGGCTGCACTATAGCTATCGACGGTTCGATCACGCCGGCCTATGGCGCTGGTCCCACGTAAGGAGCTGACCAGATGACCGGCATTAAATACCCGACCATCACCGTCGGTGAGCACAAAGATCTCATCGTGCGTTTCTCTCTCGCGGCGCAGTTCCTCTTGCGCCGCCGTGGCATCGAACCCGTGCAGTTGGGCGAAGCACTCGCACCGACTCTGCCGCCGCACACTAAGACCGCGCCGCCGAATCCGAAGTGCGTCGAGAACTACGTGATTCTGTTCTCGTGCATGGTAGCCGAAAACTTTTTGGATAAGTCGTGCCAGACGCTCGAACTCAAGTCGGCTCCAACCGCTGATTATTGGGCCACTCAGATTGTCGACTTTGCGGAGGTCGAAACCGCCGTAACCGAGGCGCTAAAAAAAGCCGCGGAGGAGCGGCGGAAGAAGCTGGCGGCGGTTCCTCCGGCACAGACGGAAGCGGCCAGCTAGAACCGCTGCCATTTTCGGACGAATATTTCCTCAATCTCTGGGCCTTCGGGACGTCAAGCGACGGGCTCGGACGCTCAGAGATTCCCTTTTGGCTGCTGACGCATGCGGAGTTCACGGCGCTCAAGCGAGAATGGTGCCGTGCGCGCAACATCCCGATGTACACCAAGGAGCAGAAAGAGAATCTCGAGAATGGGCGCCAGTACATTCAACAGGCGTTCATCCGCGCATATGCCCGACAGGCTGAGAAGGTGCGCGCGAGTGGTCTCCATGTCGTAAGCAGCATTCCTGAGCGGAAGGAGCCCCGAAATGGCTGACGCGAGCGAAGAGATTATCGGCGCTATTGGCGTATCCATCACCGGGGATTACTCGGAACTCAAAGCGAGCTACTCGCAGGCGCAGTCCGACGCGGAGGCGGCTGGCGAGGCAGTCGCCGGCGCATTCAACGATGGCGTTTCGTCCATCTCCGACGCCGCTGACATCGTCACCGCGGCGCTCGACCCCATCGGGCCGGCTGCGGACGGAGCGGGCGACGGACTCGACAGCTTCGCAGAATCGGCGTCTTCGGCCGGCAGCGCGGCCGAAGAAGCCGGCGGCGGCCTATCGGGGCTGGCAGAGCAACTAACGGCGGTCGGCGAAGCGCTCGTTATTACCGAGGGACTGAAGGAACTCGGCACGGAGGCGCTCGACGCCGCCGACGCCATCACTCACGCGTCAATCGCGCTGACGACCATCACCGGCAGCGGCGACCAGGCCGAGACGACGATTCAAGGCCTGGAGCAGTTGGGCATGGCTGACGGTCTGTCGATGCCGTCGCTATTGACGGCCGCCACGCGCATGCAGCAGATCCTTGGGCCATCTGCTGATGTAGTGACAGAACTCGGGAGCGTGGCCAACGGCGCCGCGATCATGGGTACTGACATTGCGACGGCGGCCACCAAGTTCGACCAGATGGCGACCGCGGGAACGGCGAGTGCGCGCACCCTGACGTCGCTCGGGATATCTCTCGCGGGACTGGCGACCGCATTCAATGTGGTCGTGCCTGGCGCGGATGCGACTAGCGCCAGCGTTGCCGCGATGTTCAAAGCGCTCGATCAATCGCAGCGCGTGGATGTCCTCAATCAAGCGTTGAGCGGCCTCGGTGGCACCGCGCAACAGGTCGCAGAGCAGACATTCGGTGGCCAGTGGCAGCAGCTCGCAAACGCCTGGGAAGGCATCATGGTGCAGGTTGGGCAGGCAATTCTGCCTGTGATTTCCGACTTGCTCGACTTCACGAAAACGGATATCGTCCCATTCATTCAGGGAGTCACTTCCGCTTTTTCTTCTTTGGCTGACCCGATCAAAGACACCGTAGTCGTTGTCGGGCTTGCGGCTGCGGCTCTCATTCCTTTGACCGGCGGACTCGCGGCGCTCGGTCTGGCATTCGAGGGACTCGAGGGATTGATGCCGGCCGTCACCGGGCTGCTGGAGACATTCGGCGTAGCGACCGAAGCCGTGGGTGCGGAAGCGGCGACAGCGGCCGGAGCGGAAGGAATCGCCGGTCTGGGGATCGCGGCGACAGCGGCCGAAGTCGGAATCGGTGGTCTGGCCGGCGGCATCGGTGCCTTGGCTGGCGTGATTGGCGTTGGCTTAGTGTCTGGCCTCGCGGCTGCCGCATTCGGGTTCACTGATCTCAAAGCATCGCTCGCGGCGGCTTATTCCGGCATGGAGCAGTTTTCCCAGGGCAGTTTTAATACCTGGATCACAGCCGAGATCGCCGGGCTGAAATCGGCGCAACTCACCACTGACGACGCAGCCGCGGCAACCACAAGGTTTCAACAGGCGCTAGCCCTCAGCGTCATCACAGAGGAGCAACATAAGACAGCCCTCAATAACATCGCGACCGCTGAGAAATCTCTAGCGGCGCAGGATATGGCCGCGATCACGGCCCAGTATTCCGCCGGGCTCACTATCCTCACAACCAACACTCAGCGAGCCGCGGATCAAACCAGTGTTTTGAAGCAAGCTTTCACCGACGCGACGAACGCATTTATCATTGCCGATGCGGCCTACAAAAACGGGACGATCACTGCGGAGGCGTACCAGAGCGCTGTAAATAAGGTCACCAGTGCGCAGACGGCGTACAACGGCGAACTGGATGCATCTGCCGCCTCGATGGGCCCGATTCCCGGCTCCATGGACGCGATCACGGCGGCGGCCACGACACTGGCGGCTCAGACCGGATTCGTCGTCTCGGCACAACAGGAGCAGGCTAACGAGCAGGCTGATGCGACCGCGGCTGTGGACCTGGCGACGAACGCGTACAATCAATCTGTTGCGAAGCTCGATCTGCTCAAGGCCGCGCTCGACGACACAAACGCCGCGTACGCCGCCGGCACGGCAAGCCGCGCGCAGGTTCTCGCAGCCGAAAACAACCTCCAGACCGCTTACGCCGCATCGCAAAAGGAACTGACGGGGCTAAACACGACTGCCGAAAACTATGCGCAGTACATGGCAGCCATCGTCCCGTCGCAAGCCCAAGTCTTGGCTGGACTTCAGAATCTCTATCAAGATCTCGGCCCGACAGTCGCCGGATTCAGCGGCCTCGATACGACCATCGAAGCACTGCAATCCACGATGCCGAATTTCGGCGTCATTATGACGACGTTATCGAGCGGGCCGCTTGCCGGACTGCGCTCGGCGCTCACCGAGGCATCGGCCAAAGTAGCGGATCTTGGCGCACAAATGCAGGCGGGTGCCAACGTCGGGCAGCAATACGAGAAAGCCCTCACTCAGCAGTTGAATGCACAAGTCGCGCTCGACCAGGAAATGGCGGTCCTCAACACGGGGCTGCAAGGCGCGACGGATGCGTACTCCCTAGCGACCGTCGCCGTTGCCGCGGCACAGGCGAAGGTCAATGACCTCACCACGGCCTACCAGAATGGAACCGCGACCTACGCCCAAGTGCAGAGCGCGCAGAAGGCGCTCGCAACCGCGCAGACCGAACTCAACACGGTGACAGGGCAAGGGACGACTCTGGTGGATTCGTTGAGCGCTGCCTATCCTAATCTCACAGCCAGCGTCGACACAGCCACGACGGCCCTCGCAGCCAACGTCACCCAACTGCAATCGGTCGCGACAGCCGTGCAGCAAGTCGAGAGCGATATCGCATCCGCAGTCAGTGGCTTGAGTGGAGCCACATCGGCGGCGAGTGGCGGCACGAACGCGGGCGGCGGATACAACAGCGGTGGGCCGGGCTGGAAAGTCAGCCAGATTGGCATTGGCTCTTTTGGGCAACCTATCGAGTCGGCGACGTACACGCCGAATCTCACGCAGGCGCAGTTTGACGATCTGGTTGCGTGGAAGGGACTCGCTTACGCGCAGCAGGTCGAGGCGTCGTACAACGAGCTCGGCTACAACGACAACTACACACCTACGGCGGTGACCGCGGCCAGCGGAGCATCCAGCACAGCATCGAGCGGCGCATCGGGCAGCACGGGCGGCGCACAATCGCCGATCATTGTCAGCGGCACACTTGGCGGCACGACAACCACGACGACTGGTACCGTCTCCACGGGGTCAACCGCCGGCACGACGAGCGTTGGCGGGTCGAGCGGCGGCGGCACCTCGGCGATAGATGGCGGCAGCTACCAGGCTGTCACGGCGCACCAGGCGGTTGGCGAAGTGTGGGCAGTGACGACTGGAGCCGCGAGTTCTGGCGGCGGCGGGACGGTCAGCGCGATTACCGAGACGATCAGCAACACCGTGAACTCTACCGCAGGATCTGGGGATCTCTCGTCAGTGACAGGCGCGGTGGGGGGTGCGGTGCAGGAGCTCGCGAGCAATGGCCAGAGCCTGCTCAATTTGGCCACTGCGGTCGCGGCATCGACGACGGCGACTCAACAGATTGCCGAAGCCGTCGCGGGTCTCGTGGAGAAGATCGCGACCGGATCGACAGTGAGTTCGCAACCGCTGGCAACGGCAACGGGCGGATCCGGCACCGCGTCCAGCGTAGGGGGCGTCATCATGGTGACCGGATCCGGCACGGGCAACCCGCAAGGACCTGCCGCTCCTCCGGTGTCGACGCCGATCAACTCAGTACCCGGCTATAATCCGTTTGCGCCTGGGCCCACAAGCACCGGGACGAACAGCAGCGCACAGCAGGTTACGATCAATGTCGACGCACGCGGGGCCATCGGTATCAACACGGCGGCCATGACGGCGCAGATTAGTGCCGTGGTGAGTTCGACTCTGGTGGCAAATCTGAGAGCGCAGGGGGCGCGATTTTGAGCTACATTCCAGTCCCCAATTCGCAGTCTCTTACCCTGTATTTGGGCATCTGCGGAACTGGCCGCGCGGTAGCCAGCAGCACCAGCCTGACCGACATGGCATTCGGCACGGTCTACAATCCGCGCCCATCGATCACGTTCGACCCGTCAGACGTCGGAATGCCGATTGCTATCGTCGGCGGTGGCCCGGTGGACGCCGACATGCCGCCGGTGTATTTCGTGCAGGGGGCGCTGTTCCACACCACCATCGCGGCGTACGTGTCGCCGACCGAAGTCACCCTGACCGATGCGCCCGACACGAGCATCTACAACTCGGGGTTCGCCACCGTCATCCTGTACCGCCCGTGCCCCATCGCCTCCGATGTCGCCACCACCTTGCCCTTGCAATTCCAGTTCAACTCGTCAATCGCGCCCGGCACGAACGACACGATGCAATTTAGCACGTTCAACACTCTCGGCGATGCGGACAATCCTTACGTGGACCGATTCGGACCGATCCTGTTGGGCCAGCCGGTGTATCTCACGCGCACGGATCCGACCGACGGCGTGGTGGAAGTCTTCGGCGGCTACATCGACTCGTTGACGACCTCGAGCATGCCTGGTGTGGCTGGCGTGCCGTATTCCTGGTCGGCGCAGTGCGTGTCATGGAGCGGCCTCGCGCGCCGCCGCGTGGTACCTCCGGCGAATCCGCAGACGTTTACCTCGGTCGCGGGAGACCAGGTCTTCCGCCACGTCGTGCTGGACTACGTCAGCGATGACGGCGTGGCGGTCAGCGTCTCGACGGCGCCGGATATTACCCTCGCGTGCGCGGTCGGTGCCAACATCGGGCAACTCCTCGATCAGATCGTCGGATTGGTCTCCACTGCCGACACAGCTTGGTATTGGACGACCGATGCCTGGCGCACGTTCATCCTCGCGACCCGCACGGCTGTTTCGGCGCCGTGGAATATCACGAGCGGCGATGATCTCCTGGCGGGCGAAACGCCGTACCAGCAGTCGGTTACCGCAACTCACAACCAGATGGCGAACACCGTCTACACCATCGGCACTCAGACGCTGCTCAACACGCTCCAGGCGATTGTAGTCGGCAACGGCACGGCGGTGACGTTCAACCTGCCGGAACCCATCGGCGCGGCTCCCACGATCACGTTGAACGCCGGGAGCCAGACTGTCGGTGTACTCGGCGTCGACACCGGCGTGGACTGGTATTGGTCGCAGGGGTCGGCGGTACTCACGCAGGACAGCGGCGGCACGGTGCTGGCTCCCTCCGATACGCTGGATGTGACATACACTCCGCTGTCGCCAGCCGTGGCGCAAGCGCTGAACGTCGCGAGCCTCCAGCAGCTTCAGGCCATCGAGGGAACATCTGCCACTTACGGGTACTCACAGCAGATCACCCAGCCGATTCTACCGGCCGATCTGCTGGCGTTCACGACCGCTTACGAGATCGAGTACGGCGAGCCAGCGACCACCTGCCAACTCTACACGCTATGGCCGGGGCTCGCGACGGGGCAACTCCAGTCCATCGCGCTACCCGAAGCTGGAATCCCCAGCGGCGATTACCTGATCGCCACCGTCCAAATGACCACGATAGATGGCGTGATTATGTGGCAGTACACAGCGTTCGGCGGCGCCAACATTGGCAATGCACTGACCGCCTTGACGCAATTTATCAATCGCGATCAAGCCACGCTGGCGCTCATTACCCCGACAACCCCTATCGTTTCGCCAGTGGCCGTCGGCAACCCGATCAACCAGACGAGCAGCGGTACAGCGTTCATCCCGGTCGCGTTTCCAACTCCGGTGACACAGGGTAATCTGTTGGTCATCGTCGTGTGCGGACCGGCTGGGGTCGCGCAGACATTCTCCGACACCCTCGGCAACACATGGACGCAGGCGGCGCGCTTCGATGGCGGGACCCATTTTTCGGCAATCTTTTGGGCCATCGCCAACTCCAGCGGGGCGGACACGCTATCTAATGGCATCGGCCTGCCGGTTGCGTTCTTCGGCTTCGAGTTTCCTGGCATCTATGCCGTGTCTCCGATTGACGCGACATCCGGCGGTGCGACGGCGCAATCCGTCACGACTAACTACCTGTACGATCTCGTCATTACGGCTTTTTCCAACTTCGGCGACGCGCCTTCCGTGATCGCGCCGGAAACAATCCTGGCGAGTTTCCTTGACCCGTTGCACGGCAGTGGGCTGTCGGTGGGCAAGGACTCGCCGGCATCACCGGGGAGTTTCACGAGCTCGTTGATTTCTTCGCCAGTCGGGGACGCGTACGCTACCGTGGCGTTTCGGCCGATTCCGACTTCGCCACCCGCGCAGACCACTACCGTGCAAGCCAACCCACAGGGGACGGTGAGCCATTCGACGGGCGCCCTGACGCTCAACGAGCCGATATTCGGAAACGGGGGCGGCGATATCAAAGTCGGGACAAAGACCGGCAACACGGAGCAGGTGCAGTGCGCGAGCGGGTCAGCTGGCGCGACGGACGCACCCCTGAAGTACGACGCCAGCGGCAACGCTGTGGCGGGAGCGGTGGGGCAATTCGTCCCGACCGGCGGAACAGCGGGTCAGGTGCTGACCAAAAACAGCAGCACCGATTACGACGATAGCTGGATAACCCCGGCAACCGGCACGCACTCCGAATCACTGACGGATGGGAATTCCAATTTCATTTTTGCCATCGGCGACATTGTAACCGTCGTCGGTGTGCCCAACTGAGGAAACCATGAGCACTCTCGCATCGGTAGTTATCTACGACATCTACAGCAACCTGCCAGCGGCGGGGATTCCTGGCCGCATGTTCTATGTCAGCGGCGGGGGCACAAACGCGGGCAACGGGTACCGCGACAACGGCTCATCGTGGGACCTCGTTATCACTCCTGGCGGCGGATCTTCGCCGCTGACGACCAAGGGCGACATCTTTGGATTCGACTCAGCCGATGCGCGTATCCCAGTCGGCGTCGATGGGGAAGTCCTCACCGCCGACTCTTCGCAGGCGCTCGGGGTAAAGTGGGCGTCGGCGGCTGGGGGAATCGGCATTCTCGGGACCGCTGTATTTTCTGCATCCGGCGGCACAATTTCTGGGCTTGTCATTGCAGGAAATATCACGAGCGTGACCAGGACAGCAATCGGACAGTACGTCGTCGCGATCAGCGGCTCACCGGCGAATTACATCATACAGATGACCACTGGAGACCCGGCACAGATTGCGGTCATCCAGGTAGATCCGGCCACCAGCTACACGAGTTCTGGGTTTACCGCGCAGGTTAACGCCCCCGGTGGAATCTACGACCCGGCACTCGTATTCATTACCGTCATCGGATGAGCGCCAGCTCAATTCTTGCACGCGCCGCCATTCGCGGCGATGATCTCGTTAATCACTGCGACCAGGTTGCAGGCGATCCCGCTGATTGGGCAAGCCGTTATCCCAAGCGCGGCATTGATCAGGATCTGCACGTCCGCGGTGTTCACCACGCCATCGCTATTGAGATCGCATGGGCTCAGGACTTTGATCGCTGCCGGACTGCCGGAGATCATGCCGTTCACGTTCACTCCGGCGCCATTGATCTCGGCCGCCGCGAATAGCCCGCTGAGTGCCAGTGAATCGCTCCCCGCGGTCGCAAACGTGAGTGGAATTGTCGCAACGGCACCATCCGCCACCACAGCAGTCCCGCCGGCGACAATACACGTCCCGTTGGCCGGATTGCAATATCCGCTGTTGCCGGCGGCGGCCCACGCACTAGCCGCGACAGGTGCGCCCAGCGAGACGCCCGCGGGTAGCGTGATCGTCCACTGGACGGCCGTGACGCTCTGCGCCTGACAGCCCGTGCAACTCACAGTGAGGGTAGCGGATCCGCCAGCGGGTACGGACGCGGCAATCGTCGGCGTAATCGTGGTGGTCTGGCCGTAAAGCGAAGCGGCGAGGAGGATCGGTAGCAATCTGTGCAGCATAATCTTTACTCTACACTGGACGATGCGATGCGTGATATGATTTCAAGCGAAAGGCTCAGGCCGTGAACATCTTGTACGCAATTTACGTAGCCATCGGCACCCTATTGCAGGAGATGGCAAAGCTCGCCACAGCGGTCCAGTCTAACAGCGACAAGCTGGATCAGGTCCTGACAATTTTAACCGAGGTGCCACCCATCGCTGGTGCCGAAATCACATTCAAGGAGGTCCCTATGAAAGCACTTTCACACGGGCACAAAGGCAAAATAAAGTTTGTTCTCAACGACAATGGCACCGCGACCGGTACCATCTCTTTCACCGATCCCGTTGGCGCTCCGACTGTCGAGGCTACCGGCGCAACCAACCAAACCACGCTCACCAGCAACAATCCTGCCGTGACTTTTGTCGCGGACGCTACGGGGCTGATCGTCACGGCCACGCCGGTTACTCCGGTGGTATTGCCGTTGGCGACCGGCGTGATTGTGACGGCCAGCATTACCGTCACCAACCCCGATGCCAGTGTGCTCGGGCCGTTCGCGTGTGACAACAGCGCGGATCCGATGAACGTTACGGCCACCGGCCCCGGTGGCGCGTCGATCACGTTCGCGTAAGTTCAGGAGGCGCATTATGAATTTCAAACTCGGTCGAAACCGTCCGCCAGTCAAGCGCATGATGCGCCTCCGCGACTACCGCACTGCAGTCGTCCTTCCCACTCCACCACTTTCGTGCTCGTACGCGCCGAAAGCAATGCCCGCGCTTAGTCAGATGTATCTCAACGACGAGCTTGGCGATTGCGTAATCGCCGGCATGGCGCATCTGGTGGGCGTGTTCACGGGCAACGCAGGACAGGTGCCGGACCAGTTCACCACAGACCAAATCACGGGGATGTATTCGGCCATCGGCGGGTACGTGCCTGGCGATCCGTCGACCGATCAGGGCTGCGACGAACGCACCGCCATGGCCTACTGGCAGTCTCAGGGCGCGCCGGCCGGGAGCAACCAAATTGCCGGGTGGGTGTCCATCGACGGGACTAACATTCAGCGCGTCAAGACGGCGCTCTGGTTGTTCGAGAATTTGCTCTTCGGCGTCGAGTTGCCGGACAGGTGGGTCAACCCCGCGCCCGAGGCCCCCGGCTTCGTGTGGGACATCGCGGGCCCGGCGGTCGAAGACAACGGTCACTGTTTCGTGGGAGTCGGCTACGATCAACAGGGCGTCACCATCGACTCGTGGGGGATGCTCGGCAAGATAACGTACCAGGCGATTGCGGCGTACGCTACTGCAGGTGGATCGGGAGAGCTCTACGCGGTCATTAGTCCCGAGGTGATCGCGCGGGCGACCGCCAAATCACCCACCGGGTACGACTGGACCGCGCTGCAAGCGGACTTCCAGAGCTTCTGAGGAGGACACCATGAACACACGCCGAACGATTTCCGCCGCGATTGCGGCACTGCTGATTCTTTCGATGGTCGGCTGCACCACGAGCCCGATCCAAATCCTTGACCTTGCCGTCGGTGCCGCGGAACTGGTGCTGCCGCTGATCGGCTCCGCGGCGCATATCGACCCGGCGGTGCAGGCTGCCGTCGAGGGCTACCTGTCGGCTGCGTCGGGCGCCATCGCGCAGGCGTCGGACATTCTCGCCGGCCCCGGGGCCGATGGGCAGAAGTCGGCGGCTATCGTCGCGGCGTTCGCCGGCATCGCAGTACCAATAGTACCAGCGCAGTACCAAGCCATCGCCAACGCTGTGCAGGCTTTGGCCCAGTACATAGCCCAATTTCTCGGATCTCTGCCGGCTCCGATGGCGATGGCACACACCGCCACCGCCAAGGCCTCAGTCCACACCCTCAGTACCTCGGACCAGGCCACACTGACGAAGATCAAGGCGCGCGCGCTGGCGGTCCGCGCTGCTTGCAAAACGCACTGATCCGGCGCATAATCTCAGCCAGTCGTAAATCTCCGGCCGCCCGGTCGTTCTCCGAGGATCGGGCGGCTTTTTTGTGTCTTACATCCATCGGTGCTATCTACAGATAACAGTACAGTTATCGGGGATTCTCCCTATCGTTTCCGCGCTTGCAATGTCGCATACTAGTCTCAGATCGAATCCATCGATCAGGAGAGCAAAATGACCCGCACTTTGGGCACGATCAACACAGAAAAGGGCATCGCGGCTTTGATCCACGATGACCAATCCGCGGAGTTTACCGCCAACTACCCCGATGGCACCAGCGAGCACTTGGGCGATTACTACCCCACTAAATCCTGGCGCGCGGCCCGCAAACAAGCCATTGCGTGGTACACCGATCCAGGCGCCTACCACGATAGCTGGGTGCTCTGCCTTCGGCCCATCCGCACCCTCCAGCTCATGAAATCAGAGGAGCAATATGCCGATATCAGGAGAGCAAAATGACACAGGTAGAATTCATTGAGGCCAATAAAAGGCTGGCGCGCTGGGTGGTCGAAAATGCGACGACCGAGCACCTGCTGAACGGCCGCTATCCCGCGCTCAATAGCATGACGTATGAGCAGATCTGCTGGGCACTGCAGCAGATAGATGGACCGCGCGAAGCTCGCCTGATCGAGCGCATGGAGCGCGCCGGCGGCCCAGCGGCATATCGAGAGTCGGTTCGGGGGGGCAATACTTCATTCCCCGACACCGATCCTAGTGACAATTTCGACGCATAACTGAGCCTGTCTCAACTGCCTGACCAGCACAAGAGGTCAGATCGCATCCAGCGATCAGGAGATTGAGATGAGCACAGTAGACATACTGGCTGAGTCGAAATGCGACATGCTGTACCGCTAGACAATGAGACATGGAGGCAGTGCAAATGAGCAGAGCAGAAGAAATCCAAGAATGGGAAGCCAGAATGGCAAAAGACGCGAGGACCGCCGATGAACACGAAGACATGGCGGCAGAAACGCAGAGGGAGCGCGAGGTGACCCCTATGACCAGATACGAGGCAATGGAATTGATCGCGGATTACGAGGCTGATCCCTCTGGAGTATCCACTTGCGACAATCTTTGTACCGTATTGGACGGGCTGCCGGAGCAGCCTCCGGAAGGCGAATACACCCCAGATGAGGTCCGCCAGATGGTCCGGGAGCAACTCTAAATGTCTCGCTCCACTATCTTCGCTGAGCCCGTCTCAACTGCCTGACCAGCACAAGAGGTCAGATCGCATCCAGCGATCAAGGAGAAGAAAATGTATAGAGCTTATGAAGGTCCGAATGGCGGCTGGTACGTGGCATGGGAGAATGCCGAGGGATTTCACCACCAGCCGGATAGCGGAGGTGAGCTGAGCGAAGCCTCGGCCAAACGGATTGCGCGCCGGAAAAATGACGATCTCCGCTGAGCCTGTCTCAGCTGCCCGACCAGCACAAGAAGGTCAGGAGGACCAGATGATCTTCACCTGCGCGGAGTGCCATAGGACTTTCGAGGATGTTTCGTCTGGCTCTGACGCCGAGGAATTGCAGGAAACATTCGGGCGGCAATTTGAAATTTCGGATTGCGCCAGAGTATGCGATGACTGCTACAGACAAATCATGGCGTTACTGGGTAAGATTCGCGCCGCGACCAGCCGCTGAGCCTGTCTCGGCTGCCCGACCAGCACAAAAGGTCCAGAAAAGGAGAAACCATGGCACAGATTTCAGCCTCCATCAGCACTGAATACGGTAGTAGTTTCGAGATTTCGACCAGCGTGCAGGGTCTGCTCAACATCACCGCGAGGACTTATATTCTCAGTGGATACAACAACCCGGACGGCTCACCGAGAGTCCACCTCTACTCCAACGATGTGCTCAACATCCACGGGACACCCGCCGATCTCCGCTTGTTTGCGGAAAAGATGATAGACGCGACGGAGGACCCCGCACCGGAGTCCGACGCGCAGATCGACGCCGCGCGCGAGGATAGCGCGTACGCCCCCGGCGCCGGCGACGTGGAGGTGTTGCGTGGCTAACGAACTCGCAGTGCACCAGGGCGCGGAAGTGGCGATCCACATCGCACCGACCCCGATGGAGATGATCGCGGCTATCGCCCGCGATCCGAGCATCCCTGTGGACCGCATCGCGGCTCTGATCGGCCTCCAGGAGCGCATGGAGGCGCGGGACGCCGAGCGCGCGTACAATCAGGACTTCGCAGCGGCCATGATGGAGATGCCCCGCGTGGCCAAGCGCGGCGCCAAGAAGATGGGAGACAAGGGCACCATCATGTACGCCACCTATGAAGATGTCGATGCGGCAGTGCGTCCGGTGGAGACGCGGCACGGGTTCGCGCGGAGTTTCGCCACTCGCCCGAGTGACAAGGCAGGTGTAATCATGACGCTGCGCCTCACCCACCGGTCGGGGCACAGCACGACATCGGAGCGATTTTGCCGGCCGGACCCGGGGCCTGGTCGTAACGACATCCAGGCCGAGGGCAGCGGCGAGAGTTATGGACGCCGCTACCTAACGCTGGCGGTCTGGAATATCGTCACGGTGGGCGCCGACGACGACGGCGACTCCGCGGATCCGATCACGGACGAGCAGGCACTCGACATCCGCACGATGCTCGATCACCTGGCGATGACGCCGCCGCAGGCCGAGAGGTTCTGGGCCTGGGCGGAAGTGCCGAGCAAACGGCCTGAGGACATTCAGAAGCGTCAGCACGATAAGGTTCGCAGGTGGCTGGCGGATCGGTGTAAGGGAGGTGCGAAGTGACGCCTAACTACCGCTTCGACATCGCGCAGGGTTCGGATGAGTGGCTCGCGATCCGGCTGGGCATTCCGACCGCGTCAGAGTTCGACCGTATTGTCACCCCGAAGAAACTGGACCTCGCCGCGGCCAGCAAGGTCTACATGCACAAGCTGCTCGCCGAGTGGATGTATGGCGCGCCGCTGGAGGCGTTTGTCTCACCGTGGATGGAGCGCGGCAAGGCGCTGGAGGCCGAGGCCATCCACTACTACGAGATGGAGCGCGACGTCGAGACGCAGGCCATCGGCTTCGTGCTCACGGACGACGGCATGGCCGGGGCTTCACCGGACCGTCTCGTGGGCGACGACGGGCTGCTGGAGCTCAAATGCCCGGCGCTCGAAACGCACGTCGGATACATGCTCGATCCGGCTTCGCTCCTGGCTGAATACTGGATGCAGGTACAGGGGCAATTGTGGGTCTGTGATGATCGCGATTGGTGCGACGTGATGAGCTACTACCCCGGCTTCCCGTCGGTCATGTGCCGCACGCACCAGTCTGACGGCTCCGACTGCAAGTGCCGCGAGCACATGACGCAGTGCGCTTTGAGCATCCACATTCCGGCCTTCGTCGAGACCATGCTGGCCGCCCGCGTGAAGCTCACCCAGACGTACGGCGAGCTCCGGCGGGAGCGTGTCTCGGCTGGGCAGCGCGTCGAGGCATCTCGCGCGGCGTTCGATGAGTTTGTGAATTCCCCCATCGGAGGTGTGGTGTGATTTCCGACACCGGGCTCGATATCGGACGGCGGGTGAAATCTAAACGAATCGCCGCGGCAATCCGCTCTCTCGGGGGCACCGCAGACGATGCGCGCAAGTTCACCGATGTCGACTGGCTGAACGCGGACAAGCTCTCCGTGCAGCAGGCCGGCCACAGTCGGTCCAAGCGAGGACAGGAATGGCGCGCGCCATCCGACGTCACCCGAGCCCTGGTGCTGGAGATCCTGTCGCGGTCGGATGACGCGCCGCGCGACGAAGACATCCCGCCGGAGCGCTAACTATCGACAACCGGGGATCTTCCCGATTTCCCCGAACCGCGGAAAGGAACATGATAGTAAGTATGAACAGCGCAGAAAAAAGGATAAACAAGGAAATTGCCAAGACCGTGGCGCGGCGCTCGTCTCAAGGCTGGACCGCTGACAAGATCGCCGCTAGAATCTGGCTATGCTACGGCCATCTGTGTAGCGTGCGGGGTAACGTGCTCTCAGTAAGAATGGCCGGCGGCGTTCAGAATTTCGTGATTTCTCAGGAGGTGTACGTGACCTACGATGAACTGCCTGAGGCGTGGAAGGCAGTAGAAACGGCCGCGATGAAATATTTGAGAGAAATGAACGATGAAAACCGGGCAGAGCAAGCCGAAATTCAAATCGAGCAACAAAGGGAAAGGTCATAGAACTATGATTACGACATTGATTGGAATGACGGCGGCATGGGTTCTCTTGCTCGCCACACTCGCGCAGCCGCGCCGCCCACTGCTCGATTACCTGGTGGCAGCCACGCTGCTCTTTGCGGGATGCCTTGGCGCGGCGATCTACCTGGGGGTGATGTGATGTCTGAATCGCTTCCCGACCGCGCCTCCGACTCCGGTCCCGAGCCTTCCTGGCCTGCGGATGCGGATTGGCGCGATTGGCTCTGTATCGCCGAAGAGAATTGCGCTGCAGCCCGGCGCATGGAGAAAGACATGCTCTTCGGGTATGATGAGCGCCACAACCGAAGCCGGATCGCGGCTATCAACGCGGCCTTGGATGCGCTGCAAAAAGCGAAGGAGCTGCTATGCAGTTAGCCACGCAGCAGGACGCGGCCCTCGTCGCAGCGATGGCACGTCAGGCGCACGACGATGCCGATCTGATCGACGGCGCGGTCCTAACTGAGCGCGAGTCCCGCGCGCTCTGGACGCTCGAGGCGCTGGGAGTGGGAAAGGAACTGAGTTAAATGGCTTGCAAGTGCGTGACATGCCCGGACTGTAACGGACTTGGGCAAGTGGAGTACAGGACCGGCTCCTATCCAGAGACGGATTTGGAGACTTGCTCTACCTGCCGCGGCTCTGGTGTATCAGAAAAGTGCTGGGAATGCGAAGACTTCAGTGAGGATTACTAAATGGAAAATCATGATATCAATCCGACCGAACAGTGCGACCCGCTCGGGCGAGATGAGCCGGCGGGAGCTGGGAGTTATACGCCGGTGTGCGCCTGGCCGGAGGACTGTCTCGTACAGTGGGGCGACCGCGGCCTGGTCCTTCGCCGCGAGAAGAGTGGTGGTTCTTATACGACGGCCTTCTTTGAGGCCTTTCCGAATAACCTGACGTTTATCCGCGGCGAGGGTGTCTCTGTCGAGGAAGCAGAACGATTGGCGTTCAAGCAGTTTGAGGAACTCCAGGACGAAGGCCCAGATAACGTGCTGCCGATGGACGACGCGGTGGCAGAACTGGACGGTGCTGAATGTCCGTTCTAGGGCCGGTCAGTGGAATCGCGCGAAAGAGCCGCTCTGACAAGGGCGTGAGTCGGAAGTCCACGCTCGACGCTTTCTGCGACCTGTTCCGCTGGATGTCGCTATCGGAGCAGGCCACCGCGCTCGAAGTGCTTCGTCAACTGCAACGACTCGGCCATGCTGGGTACGAAAAGGAGGATGATTCCACGGATGCTGCTGCGAGGATACAGCCATGACCGAAAAAGAAAACATCATCAACTGCAAGATTGCAGCCGGCAAGGACCACCCGGACGTGTGGCGACGTATAAACAAGCTCGTGACGATGGAGCGCGCCGATTACGCCAAAGTCTATGCGATGCGCTGCCGCACGTGTAAGACGATCTGGGACGACTGCGAGCTGGTCGACCCACTCTTTGTGGCGTGCTCTAACTGCTACTCCGACAACGTGGAGATCGTCAAGCTGAAGATGATCGTGGTGTATCCAGAGACGATCGTGGTGTATCTAGATGCTCAGGAGGAAACAAAATGAGCCAAACACCGATGCTCAACAGCTGGGACGAGAGGATGCTTAAATCGATGGGCATCTCGCCCGCCGATGCGCACAACGAGTGCATGGTCCGCTGGATCGAGGAGCGCTCGAAGCGGTGCATCGCCGAGGAGTCGTGCATCAAGAACGCGCAGGCTTACGAGAAGATCCGCGAAGGGCTGGAGACCGAAGCGTGGAAGTGGGAGCGCCGCTGCTGGCGCCTCGCGTTCATTCTCGCGATTGTGTGTAGCTGGCTGCTGGTCATGGTGTTTCGGAGATGAAAATGACAACAGAAGAGATTTACGCAATTGCACCAAACAAGGATGGATGGCGTGTTTTACCTTCCGGCAACGGGGTGAAGCTCGGCAACGAGGTGACGCTCGGCGACTGGGTGAAGCTC